AAAACAAAATCAATGCCTTCAATAAGCTGCACTTCATTAAGATAAATGTTAACAGACTTATTAGATAATACTGTTAAATTAAATGCAGTTGTTAATGGATACACTTTCGTACGAGCATCAAGGACTGTATATTCAAGTAATGTAGATGCTGAGTAGCCATACATATCCGATAGATAGTATGGTCGTGAAGTAGATTTATCTTTTGCTAATTCTGCTAATACAAAATCAACATGGCGTCGAGGATCAGTGTCAATCCCCAAACTTGACGTTGTTACAATAAATGCTCTTTTAAATTTACTGTAATCATCTCTTGCTTGCTCAAGCGCCTTGAAAACGTTTGCGGTCGACGATCCAAGATGATATAAACTTAAATTCACTGGGCCGCTGTGCTGAATAAATCTTGTGCCGGACGGTGTAATATTTCCAATGTCCCGTAAATTACCGGTACCTGGGTATGTGCCGACAAATGTAGTAATGTTATCTATTATTGAGTCCACGTGATCAATTACTTGACCCAATGTAAATTCAGATAGATTGTCATTCAGCGGATTATTTTGTAAATTAACTGGAATTTCATAATATCCGTTATCATTTTTTTGCTGTGCTGCTAAACATTTTAATGTTATAACGTCTGTAGTTGCAACGGCGGTTGTTAATAATACATATTTTCTAATATTACCAGTAGCAATAGTATACGCAGATCTAGCTAGTCGTTTTCCGTTAATATATACTCTAACTTCTAAATCATCTAAATCATCTACGTTAGAATAAACATCAATAGGAAAATTATTAACTAGCCCACTTTCTTTAAAAATTCTAATAATAGGTTGTAAATGTGTTATTTCTGTAGTCTTCCAACCGTTAACATAATCAAAAACTGTTAAACTTGTTACAGACTTTAAAAACCCAACATCAGTTTTTTTAGTAATAATGTCAACTACGCTTTTGTAATTAAAGCTGTCTGATAGCAAAGTAAATTCAAACGCAATGTCACCAATGTTGTTTATATTCTGATAAGCTAAGGGAAATCCTAGTTCACTGTCGTTAGTGCCAGTTCCTAACTTATATGAAAATATTTTATTTCCGGTAAAGGTTGTTCCGTCATATACTAATGCATTTCCGTAGCTAGTGCCATCAGAATCAAATACGTCAAATAATGGCGATTGATTAACTAGTGTTTTCTTTTGCCCTAATTTCCATGCTGTGCCTGTGTACCAGTACATTAGTCCTTGATTGACTAACCCTTGCTCTACTAGTACAGTTTCATTTTCTAAAGGAATACTGTCAGCAGCTTCTACCAAGTTGATCTGACGGCGAGCGCCTGCAAACACTTCTAATTTGTGAACGTCGGAGCCTGTGGCAAAAATGTCTGCGGTTACTGTTAAGTTTTTGTCGACATATAATTTAATTTGTGTTGAATTAACTACCGATACGTAATATGCTTTTCTGTTAGTTAACCCAGAGATACTAGTGTTGCCATTGTTAAGATACAGTACCTGATTACCAGTTGTTAGCCCGTGGCCGATCTCACCAGTTAGCGTATTAATTTCAATAGTGATAATATCGGTTATAGGATCAATTCCCAATAATGCATAAAATCCTATTTGTCTTCCGGGAACTGTAACATTAACAAAATTAATATCAAAAATTCTATCTTTTACTAATGAATCAGTATCGGCAGCAAATAAAACCCTCATACCGCTAGCTAGATCTACTCCGTCAATATTGTATCCTAACTTGCCTTCAATTGAGGAAAATGCATCTGTTGTAAATGTATCAATTAGCGTAACATTAGTTTTTGCTTGGTGTCCAAAATTAAATAATTTTAGTCCGGCATCAAATTCAATGATAGGGCGGATTGCACGGGCGGATTGGTCAAGAGTGGGTACTTGTCCTAATGCTATCGATGCGGCCGTAATTACATCTTGATGGAACCATCTATTGTATCGGCTCCACTGATTTCTATCCGGACTACCGCGAGCAACTAAGATATAATCTTTATTCTGTGGAAAGGAGGTTGCTGTACTAAATGGACTTTGGTCGAAAGCATCGTCGTCAAATAATAATGCTTTTTCTTGCGAGTAGCTGCTGATAATTTCTACGTCAGCTTCAGAAACCAATCGAATTGCAGTACCCACTCCTTCTACATACCAATAACCTGATGCATAATTTATAGGATAAATGTTGCCTGTAAATTTTAACTTCATTCCGTTTGATAGCGGCATTCCACTGCTCATAGTATACGTCTTCTTACCTAATACGTCAGCATCAATATTCAAGTAAGTATTATCATCAATGTCTAATACATGGAATACTCCCCCAGTATCTACACTATTCTCACTAACATAATATAATACGTCGGGCGCATTGACTCCGACTGTGAATGTTATTGTTCCAGACTCTACTGCACTACCAGATACCCCGATTGTATATCTTTCAAGATTTCCAGAAACTCTAGTAGTTTTAATACTAAAGGGATTGCCCGGCGAATTAATAACAAACGTGTATGTTTGTCCTCTATATAATGTCAATGTAGGATTGCGAGTTAGTCCGTCAGGAGAGAATAGAAATGCATAATTATCCGACTCGTCAACTGCGTCAACTGTATATGTACTTTCTATGGCTAGCTGTTGTCCGGCAACTTCAATGGGCAGTGGACCGTAAGGTAACCAGTAGTATTGTTGATAATTGACAAACTTATCCCAATTCATATGCGGATTCCACGAGTATGATTCTTGGCTGTTTAGCCGCTCGTGGTTTGACACATTGCCACCAAATACGTCAACATGATTTATATGATCAATGTAATCTTTATAAAAATTAGTATTTCCAAGATAATCTTGAATAACTGCAACTGGTTCTAGTTGATAATTTTGACGAGCAGTGTCAGTGGCTGTTACAAAAATATCAGCAGATGTTACTGCTTTTGCATTTTGACGTCCAATATATCCATTAACTTTTTTAACAGTACCCGGTTGAGTAAGCTGATCTAATGTTGCCTGTAAAAACTTTTTGTTACTATCTGTTCTAAAAATTCGTGGCAGTAAACTAGCAGAATCTCTGTTATCTTTACCCGATAATGGAAGACCTGATTCGTTTTGATCGTTATTTGCCATTAATAACTCCCACTAGTAATAGACTGTGTACTCAATGTAGATGTTGTCATAGTTATTGTTCCGCTGCTATTAATTTTACTAGCAGTCACTGCTGATATAATTTCAATATTGTCTATAGTTGCACCGTTAATAAAAATTTGATCTTTTTCAGATCGTATTTCATATAAGCTACCAAATGTTAGTGTAGTATCTTTAGGTACTATTAAGAAGTTTACAATATTAGGAGTTAGGCGATTCATTACATACGACGACAATTCACTAAAGTAAAAACTATCTCCAAAGTCCCAATTTTCAAGAGCAAAGAATTCATTAATTGCTGCCAATACTCTTGACTTGATATCGTTATCACTGATAACAACTTCTGAATTTTTTACAATTTTAAAAGTTGCTTGTACATCCAATGAAGCTTTCTCACCGAATAATACTTTGTATTTTACTGGATGATAAATTAATTCATCACTAATAGATTTAATTTTATTAAGATCTGTGGATAGTAATGTATACAAATAATCAGTACTCGGTGCTAGGGGTTCAGTTGTTCGTGATCCTGACAACCACTGTCGGTATGTTTTATCGTATTGTTTAGTTAATACAAAAGTATCAATAATGTTTGTTAATCCAGGATCTATGCGAGATTCATAATCTGCATTATGAATATATTGAAACTTAATATCTCTTCGGCCATTGTATACCTTGTAATTTAATGATAATGTAAATGTAGATGTACTAGCATTAAGTCTTTTAACAACCATTGCATCTTTAAAGTAAAAATATTGGCCGTCTGTATAACTTGATGTTAGTGTTGGCTGAGTGCCTAAAATAATAATTGTATTGCCACTGTTGTCAAAAAGTTTGTAATCTTCTTGGCCTTGCGCAATTACATACCTTTCAAGTATTACATATTTTTTATTATCTGTAACTGGGTTAAGCGGGTCTTCTTGATCTATAATTTCTTCAAACAATTCTGGATTATCAACTACACTGTCATCGTCGGTATCGCTAAAAGTAACTTGAATTTTCTTTGTATCAACATATCCATCTAACCCAGTATACTCTTCGGTAATTTCCCAATCACGATCATAAGTGAATGAATTAATAAAACCTGGAGGTGCTGTATTAATTCCCAGTACTTTGATTTTGTCTTTTACAATAGTGTTTGTTCTAGTATCATAAATTTTATCACTTGCGTCAAAGAAGAATCGAATCTGCTTATCGCTTTCAAAGATATATCGTAGTTGTCGAGAAGCAACTGTGTAAAATTCAGTATCAGTAGTAAACAATATTAACCAGCTTGAATCTAGTTGCTGGTTGGAATTATCTCCTTGCTTACCAAGGTTAAAATTATCTAGAGAATTTAAATTTACTTCAAATATAATCTTCCAAGTAGCAGTTTCTATATCGTATCGTAATCCAAACGGCTTATTAGAAAATACTAAATCTACCATGGTAGAGATTACAGTTGTACTAATTGTAGCTTTCCATGCAGGAATAATTTCAGACAATACTGCACCTTCAGGAACAATATCATTTAATATAATTGTGCCAGATCCGTCATCTAGGGCGCCTTTGCCGCCGTTGGTTCCGTCGCCCAATACTGATATTACTTTTACCCATAACGTAGTAGTCGAGTTGGCAACCGATGCTGAGCCAAAAGTTTTTGCATTGTCGTTGGTTCTATCAAAATAGTATCCGGCAGGTGCTGTGAATTTTAATAACGCACCTGCGGCAACAAATCGTAAATTAGTGCTGGTATATGTTCCAAGTTTATATGGTAATTCAAATTCTCCAATGTACCCTGTTGACTGATTTGTGTCTGTTGTCTTACTATACCAATTAACACTTAATGAGTCGGTGGCAATTCTAAAAAACTTAGAGTAATAAAAATCTCGCAATTGATTTGTTTTTAAAGTTTCGTTCAGTTGATTATAAATCATTGCTTCAATATCGGTACGACTAGTATAGTTAAATCTAAAACTAGATGTAAATTCTTCTTTATAAAGTGCGCCGTCGTCGCCAAACAAATTTGTCTTACTGTACTTTCCAGTGGGATCAATTAAATCAAAGTATCGGCTAATGCCGCTGGCACTTCTGTTAACTGCTTTAACTTTAACAACTTCTTGATTAACCCCTAACGGACTTACATTATAATCTTCAGCAGTAATCATCCTATTTTGTGTGTAATAGGTTGCTGGTGCATTATTTTTAATACTAGTATTTGTTTCAGCTTCTGCAGAATTACTTACGGATGATTGCAAACTTAGAGTTAGTGTTAGTGTTTCTGCTTGCCCTACATTAGACACGTAAGGAACCGATATTAATACGTTTTTTACATCGCGAGGATTAATTGTATAGCTAATGCTGTTACTTGCGCGATAGTAAACTCTAAATGTACCTCTTGGTAGATTGCCAAAAGTTCCATCACTGAATATTAGACTAATACGATCATTTGATCTAGTAATAACATTATAAATATTTTTAATAGACTTGGTTAGACTATTATAGATAATGTTATTACCTTCAAGATTAGGAACTTTGGCCCAATATTCTGATTCAAGACTATTTTGATCTAAACGATATAGCCACACATCAGTGTTATTAACATTGACCGCATCAAGGTCAACTGTTTCATTTGTTGCTGGCTGATCAATAGTAAATGTGCCTTGATTTAATAATCCTTGTCTGAAATGAAGGAAAAATCCGCTGCTAGTACTGCCGGCGCCTCTTCCGTCATTTCTATAAACAAACGCTAATCTATTGCCAATGGCAGGTGGTTCTTCGTATATTTCTTCTGCGCCTTTAAACGTAGTAGATACTACTTCAAAGGTCATATTTCTTCCGTCAATTGCTTTGGCAAAACTGTACACAGGTACATTAATGTTAGACCCTTGGAAGCGATATTGCTCTGTGGAAATGCCGTATATGTCTGCCTTATCGTCGGCATTTCCAAACTGTCGACTTGCGGGAAGTGCTGCATTTATAACTTTAATAAACTGATCATACCAGTTAGCGTTAGCTGGATCGTTCCATCCAATTACTTGATTTGTTAAATTTCTGCCGTTAGAATCAATCACAGTTTGCGTGGTTTGTACTGCTGTAAATTTTAATAGACCAGCTCCTGCAATATTACGTTTTGGGTTATAACTGAGTAATCTTGCTAGGCGCAATACGCTGTCACGACGTTCTGCTAGTTCTAAAAAGTTCTCGCGAGCATTTAAATCTGTGCGGAAACTGATGCTTTGGCCAAGGAATGCAATTAGGTCAATTAGGGCCAAATACTCTGAGCTTTCAATGTAATCGTTAAAATCTTCCGGGTAGTTTTCACGGATATAATTAATCATTACTCTTCGAAGATTTTCAAAGTCGTAGCTTTGGAAATCTGCACTACGAAACGTCTGGTATATACGTTTCCAATCTTCTGCTACCAGTAATCTATTTTGTCGATCAGTTGCTGACATACGCCCTTCCCAATTATTGAGTATTTAGCGTAGTTTATTATGTGTGTGGTTAATTCATAAGTCCATTAGCTTGGTCAAATTTCAGCTGTAAGGACTCTTGTATGTAGTATGGAAGATAGGTTAATCTGCATTCAATCTGAAGACCACTTTCATACTGTGTAACAATAACTTGATCGGCTTGGACTCGAGGGTCATAGTTAATAATGTCTTCAACATTTTTAGCAACTAACTGTTTGAGATCTTCAGTCAATGGTTCAAATATCACATCCCATATTACTGTACCAAATGTTGGATCATTCAATCTCTCACCCTGACGTATATGAAAGTGGTTGAGAATATCCTGCTTAATCAGCGCAAGATCGTATAATGCAAAGCTAGTTGCATCAGGTGATATCGTGCTAAATCCTTTGTACGTTTTTGTACCAGGTACATTTTGTTGAGTTTTATTGCCCGTTAAGACAATTTTATCATATAGTTTAGGATTAGCTGACATAATAGTATTTAAGCTCGTTATTCTTCTTCTTCTTCGTCGGGACTAAATCTAACAAATGTATCTTCAATCGTAGAGTATTGCTTCCACGCATCTGCAGGACTAATCATTGTCTCTGAAAAATCTGACTGGTCCGATGTTTGCTCTGCATCAGTATCTTCATATCTATCATCTAGGTCTCTGTCAGTTTCTTCTGGCTTAACTTTTAACGGATCTAAGTTTTCATGGTACGGATACGGCTCAAATGTTGGTATGCGTCGCATAATGCTTGGAGGTATGACGTCTTCTACAAACTCACCGGATTCATCTGATAGATTATGTAATTTTAAACGTTGAGGCAATTCTGCTTCACTTGCGACACTTGCTTCAGAGGCTGTTGACGCAGTTGGGCCGTTAAAATTTATGTTGCCGCCAGATACGGTAGTATTGGCTGCTTTGATTTCCGTATTCCCGCCAGAAGTTTGAAAATTGTGCCCGCCAATATTAAAGTCAAAACTTCCGCCCACTTTGTGTTGATATGCACCGTCAAATACTTTATCTACATCTTCTAATACATGCTGTAAGTAGTTTTGATCGTATAGTTTGTTAACATCTTGTTTAACATGATGTGTATAATTTTGTTCATAAGTTTTGTCAACATCTAACTTAACATGAATTTTTTGATTACCGTCAACAATTAAAATCTGGTCTTCAATTACATGGGTATGTTTTTCGCCACGAACTTTAGTATTAAAATTGCGACCACATTCAATATTGATATCACGATCTGCATAAAAATTTAAATCGTTTTTACTATGTACACTAACACTGTCCTGTGCAAATATATCTATCTTGCCGTCACTGGTCATTTCAATCCAAGTAGTGCCACGTGCATTACCAATGTAGATCAAATCTTCAGTGTTATGCATTAGGATTTGATGCCCTGTGCGAGTTCTAAATCGCATTAACTCATTATGTAATAACGTGGGGTCTCCATCATCTTCTTGATTTTCTACTCTTGCATAGTCCGGAGGGCCTTCGCTTGCTGTTGTTTTGCGTAAAAATTTATCGTCACCGTCATCCATGACAAAACTACTGCCGCCAAGTCTTGATACAAATGCATTTTGATTTCTATATTCGCGTTTACCAACAGCACCAGTTTTTGCGCCGTTTTGTTTATCAAGTGGACCCGGTGTCGAAATTCCAAAGACCATTGACGGCGTTTCTCTTCGAGCACTGCTTGAAGTAATTCCGCGAGTGTCGTCTTCTAATAATCCTTGATCGTCTAACACAACTTCTTGCGGTGTTGCTGGTTTAGTAATATTAGTTGAGTCAAGAGTTTCAGCGCCGATAACTTTATTATATTCTGCAACTGGTACTCGTTCTTTATCAGTGGTCCTGGAGTCTTCTACATTGAAAAATGTAGACGCATAGCCCGGTGTCATAAAATTCATTTTATCATCAAGCACACACCCCATCCAAAACCAGCCCTGTCCTTCAACATAGATAATCATTACAGTAGATCCTACATCCGGAGGAATCATCCACATACCGTAACTTTTTTGTGTGTTATCGTAAGTGTCTTCGGCATCACTAACATAATCAACGCTAGTAACTCCGTAGAATGGGCTTAGATATCTTGCTTGTAGTAATTGCCCTTCTGCTGCATCGTCGTTACCAACTTCTCTATATACTTGGACTTCAAGAATGCCCATGTAATTTTTATCGTGGTGGCTTATAACTTTGGCCAAGAATGGTCCTGGGTCTGTTTTTCTTCCTTCGGATGCAAGTTCTCTTGTATCTTCTGCCATAGTTTATCCTTCAAATCCTGCAAGATCAGTGCTTTGTTGTATTTCTGCCGGCGTTCTAAGTTCGCCAGTACCGGTTGCACCGTCTGCTACTGCTGGTTTTACATTTTGATTATCTTGTAGTAATTTAACTTCAGCGCCTTCGGCTGCTGAAGGATTTGAAGATTGTCCGGCACGTCTAACCACTGTTAGGTTCTGTATAAATCTACCACGATTGAACGTGCTTTCGATCGAAAGCACTTGGTATAACCCACTAAACTGATTTATTAATTTTGTGGGGCCAAATTTATATGCACCTTTACTTACATCAATATCAATTGGTGTTCTAAAATCCACAGTAATATCAACTTCACCAGTTTGATAATCAATGCTATAATCTGCTGTCATGTTCTCGTATTGAGATTTAGCGGCTGTATAATTCCCCATACCACTATCCCCTAAGAAATAAGGATCACCTAAAATAGTTAGGTTAGCTTGTATCATGTCAAACGGGCTATTTAAAATATTATTTTGAAAATTTCGAGCTGCTGCTGTTTCTGGAGTGTCGCGGCCGCTGGTGCCGGTGCCGGTGTTTGTTTTAGTTTGATCATACCGTACTTCTTTTGTTGCTTCTCCCTCTAATGGCGTGTTAGATCCTGCTGCAGGATCGGCTGGCTGAGCGTCTTGGGCAGCATTTGCGCCGGACGACTCTTTTGCACGTTGCTGTCCTGAGTTATTTTTTGTATTGTCTGCCGACATTGCAGAATAGAAAGATGCATTAAACTTAATATCAAAATTTAGAACATCTAAATTTTTAGCTGTATAGATATAATTGTACGCCTTGACTGCTTGTGCTTTTGCCTTTTTAACTTTAGGATTGGCAGTATTTGGGGGCATAAAACTTGATGCATCAATGCCAAATGGCACCACTCGATACACAATAAGTTTTGGCTGTACACCGGTTTTGTCTATGTTAGCATTTGATGGTATTACATATACCTGAACTTCTATTCTCCACCATGGGATTTTTCCGGTGTCAGACAATTGTGTACTTGTCAATGCTTGTCGACCATAATCGCTCATTAACATAACTTGATTTATAGCATTGGGAATATCGGTACCTTGTGAGAATTTAAATGTACCTTCTGTTGGGTCGATTGAAATTTTTCCTCGGGTATATACTTTAGCTTTTTCATCGTATACTAATCCTTCCTTAGCAAACGATGGGTCGCCAATTCTCTCAGGCGTAAATCCCATACTTGATCTACCTAGCGCATTCATGTCTACTTCGTCTTGTAGTAACGTTCCGTTACCACCTTGGTCTTCAAGTTTAAGAGAAATCTTTAATTTTGCATTTAAATCGTTGCCACTAACTGAACCAGTATTAGGAGCAGCAGTTGCACCAGCGTCTTCTGAAGATTCAGTTGGCCGGCCTGAACTTAAATCGTTTGGGAACATAATTAGTATTTGATCTGGAACCTTTATGATTTTTTTATCGGTTGCAGCAGCTTGCAATCTTTCATTTAATACAACTTGTAAACTACGTTCTCCGGTTTGTAACATTTGCCCAACTGTTTTACCCCTAATTGTAATATCAGTTTTAAGTTGTAAGTAGCTGCTGCTAAAACCTTTTTCATTCCACGGAATTGCTGATACATCATATTCTGCACCACGGCCAGTTACTCGCATATCAATAGTGCTTAATTTTAAAGGAAAATGTTTTGTTGTTCTCTCAATAGACAATGAATCTGCCGCAATGCCCTGCTGTGCAGAATTTAAATGGCCTTTAAACTCAACTGTTAATAGTAGCGGAACTGATTGCCAACTTTTGTACCCAGCATTTGTGGCGGCAAGTTGTAGAGATTCAAATAATAATCCCATGCTATACATTTCAGTAACTTTAAATTTTATTGAGGTAGCATTTGTGTTGCCAGTAGACTTGTCAAGGTTAATAACACTCCCTACACTTAAATTATCCATGAAGAAATCAAACTTACCATAGGCAGTGTTTACTCTATTCTCAGGAGATCCACTACCACTTTTAAAAATAATTTGGCCCAATTGTCCTTTCTTGTATGTTTCATTTGGAAAATTTATAGCAACTGGGTCAAGCACACTTAATGTAAAGATATAATTATAACTGGCGTAGTTGTGTAGAATATTTGACATGGGCAATGTAGTTCTTAAGTCTACCGCAGTTGCCGATGCGTTCATTGATTTGCTAATATTACCTAAGTCAACAATATTTGATATTTGTGTTTGTATTGCACCCAGAGCTCCTGGGATTCCTGCAAGTTGTCCTGGAATTGCTGAGGATAATGCTGTGCCAAGGTTAGATATTCCGTTGGCTGCGGCTCGCTGTATGCCACTAATTGCACCGTTGACCGTGCCTAATGCACTAGCTAGAGTTGTATTTGATACAACTCTAGCTGCTTGGCTGACCGCTGATGTTGCAGAATTAATTGCAGAGTCAAATAATCCCATGTTATAATCCTAATATATCTGTCAAACTTGATTTTTTAGGTAAGTGAATTTGAGTACCTGCAATAAAATCGTATATAGGATCTTGCAGAATATCTAAGTTTCTTTGAATAAACACCCACCATAACTTATTAGTGCCGTAAAGGTCATATGCCAATAAATCTGGACGATGACTGTACTGTGGTTCTATTGTATAAATTGGGTCGTCTGCTTCAGAGCTTACTGGGCGAATTTTTAAAATTCCCAGGTAATTGTTTTCGATTGTGGTGTTTGCCCACGGGCTTGTATTAGAATAAGTTGCCATTAGATATATCCACCTGATCCATTAACATACCCACCTGTTACAAATTTTTGCAAGCTAAATTGTCTAACTGCTTCTCTGCTATACACTGGCTGTAGGGTAACCGTTAATGTGCTTTTGTTTGGTACATGCGTATTGCCAGTGGCTGTTGGAAATACTCCGCCGACTCCTTGGCCGGCGCCACTTACCGCACTGACAACTCCTCCAATTTGTCCGAGGGCAGTTGCTGCCGTACCTATTGCATTTGCTAGTTTACCGGCACCAAGATTTCCTGCTATACCGGCGATGCCTGCTCCTAATGCTGCAATACCCGATACTGTAGACGCGGTGCCGCCTGATGCTGCTCCAAACCCACTAAATCCTTCTGTACCCATCGTTGTGGCAATATAATTTGCATCCGCTGGGAGATCAATGCTAAAACTAGTAATCACTACAGGCACATTTTTAAAAACAAAATCGCCATATCCATTTAAAGATAAAATTGGTGGCGGGCTTCCTGCTGACTCACCGTCACCCGAATACATCTTAGTAGCAGATCTTAAAAAATGCACCGCAGCAATCCAATACTGTGCTTGGACAGCATCTTCAACGTTAAACGGACCAGAAATAGAAATAGCATTTGCTTTGCTATTTTGATATGCCATGAATTGATAATTCTGATGTGTAATTGCAACATCATCATAACTTGCACTATGAGAAATACTTATTGTGGGTGTGTATGGGAATACTAATCCACCTGCGTTTTTCAACGGGGCAAGTACACTACTTGATGCAAAAAAGTTTGGAGGTATCGATAGTCGAACCCGCCAATCGTCGGAATTACCAGGTCCGGTAAATGATACTCTAGCGGCTGCGGCTGCGGCGCCCATGCCTCCGGTTCCCGGTAAGTTGATGCTTCGTAATGCAGAGATTAGTCCGGCAGGGTTTGATAAATTATTGAGTGCGCCGGCTAATTTGCTAGCAGTGCCTAATGCCCCCTGTAACCCGCCCACTGCGCCGCTGATCGACGAACCAATAGATTGTGCTTGACCCACTACCGAACTGATCGACGAACCTATATCAAATGCCATTATGGACTCCTTTGTTACTCTATTTAGTTGACAAAATTAAGTGCATAGTTTATAATATTATAAAATAGGACTACAATGAAAATAAATTATTTGAACAATAAAGATCTACTAGAAGAAATACATAAAAGCAAGAATACGTTTTGTAGTTTTATTGATCCATCATTTCATCGATACGATCTTATTTTACCAAGTATTGATAAAATCAATATAAGAACTATTGCCGAGGCTAAAAGAGCGCAGGCAAAACGGCAAGGTAGCGAAGAATACCAGCGCCGTAAAGCACTTGGCGAAAAGGTCAAGCAAGCAGATACAGATGTTGATTATAAGAAAATTGCTAAGACTGATGTAGTTTTTCGAATTATGACATTTGACCATATTCCATTAAACGGTACACGCAAGAAAAATCCAAAAAGTTTAGCAGATCACAGAGACAAAGTAAACTTCCCTCCATTCCAACATTGGAAATTT